TAAAATTTTTTCCATAATTAATTATTTTGTTGTCTTTGTTTTCTCTTTTCAAGTAAATCTTTTACTCGTTGTCTATTTTGTTCTTCTTTTTGTTCTTCTAATCCTAAGAATGTAACCGAACTTTCAGTATCTATTTCTAACATTCCGTTATCGAATTTGCAATTCTCAAAAACCACACCGTCATCACCGATACGTGATTTTGTAATCGCAATTGTTGCCAATTTCATCTCTTTTTGCTGTAATGTTTTAGCCACCGATATGATAACGTGACCAACTTGAGCCTTTTTAATTGACCCGCCCATTTGGTCTGTGGTTACAACTTCAGATGAAATTGAACTTCTATTACCTTGTGTTGCCGTCCATCCAACTATTGATAATTCGTGACACATCGCCTCAAACGCTCTCATTACAGAACCCTCTGATTTCCATTCGTCTCCCAAGTTTTTATCTGGAACAACACAATCAATATAATCCAAAAGAATCATATCAACTTTAATACCATCCGCAATCATTTTTCTAACTTGATTTTTAATCTGTAACATAGTCATTGTATCAGATGGTAATTTTTTTAAGATTAACTTGTTTGGCATTGAATCTCTAACCTCTTGAACTTTAGTCATTACTTCATCTTTCTTAATTGATAATTCATCAGGATGAACTTTAGTCCACAAAGTTATATGTTTTCTTTGAATAATCTTAGGATTATCTTCAAAAAATATTTGAAGTACGTTATATCCAAGATTGTAAGCGTGGTTTGAGATTTTGGTTAGGAACGTTGATTTACCAACACCCGTTGGTGCCAAGATAACTCCAATCTCACCTTTCGCCAATCCTCCCTTTAATAATCTGTCAATACCCGGGATTCCCATAGGTATTGGATGTCTATAATCTTCATTTAAAACGTCATCTAGGTTAAAGAAAACATCAGACATACCGTCTTCTCTCTCTCCAACTTGTAAAGCCTCTCTAACCAAGGTCTCTAATTGTTCATAGTTCTCAAATTCACCACCATCAATTACTTTTTGAGCCTTATTTAAGGCCTTTTGTAACTCTTGTTGTTTACAGAATTTCATCGCCTTATCCTGAACAAATGCACTACCCTCAAAAGGAGCGTCTTTAATTTTAACCAAGGTATCAAGAACTATTTTAGAAGCCAATTCTTGTTGTAACTCTGATTTTGTAATCTGTTCTAAGGTATCAAAATTAGGGGTGTGTTCGTATTTTACATAATATTCCTTAATCATTTGGAATATTAATTTGAAATACTTGTTCTCAAAATATTGAGAGTCCATAACGTCAATAATCGACCTTGAGAAATCTTTATCTACGATAATTTGGTTTAGAAGTTGAAGTTGAAAAGTGCTACCGAGATATTCGAAATTTTTGTTTGACGCCATAATTTATATTGTTGTATTGATAAATATTCTTAAATTGTATTAACTTCAAGGTATTTGTAAGTTAAATTTTCAGATGAAAAAATGTCAGTTAACACCGAAAGAATACTTTTTATATGCGGGCGTATGTCCACGGTGTATCTTATTTTAGGTGGGTATATTTTTGCGTTGAACTGTCTATGACAAATTGTCTTGTCTCCTTCTTTAAGGAAGATGTTAAAGTACTCAGGTCCGTCAGTGTAAGACGTGTTTAAAACTTCGGGATTGTTTTCAATCTCATACCTGTTGTCTAACATATAGACCGCGGTTTTCATTTTTAACTCATAGGATAGTTGGTCCTTTAAGTCTTTTAAGTACTCGTAAAGTTCTGATGAACTTTTTGCGTTAGAGTTATAATCTCTAACATTGAAGAATCTTTGTACTATGATGTTGTTATTAACCATCATTACAAATTCTAACTTTGTTGTGTCTTGTTGCTCTTTCATATTATTTGTTTGTTTGGTATTTTTTCTTTTCTTTTCTTGTTAACTTTAAAAAGGGTTTTACAAAATTAACCCACGCATCGTCTCCTTTAGGTAGGAACTTAAAAAAACCATCTTCCATCATAAGTTTAATTAAGTTTCGATAACCTCTACCTTCAGGGTCTAATGTCTCATTACAATAAAGTTCAACGATTTCTTTTCCTTCTTCTGTGATAATTGGGTTTGATAAGTCAACAATCTTTTGATTGATTTCGAAGAATTCCTCTCCATATATTCCCGTTTTTGTTTTTCCTGTTAGTAAATTCTTTAATACCTTGTTCTCTTTGTCCTCTTTTAAGAGTTCTTCAGCTCTATTTAAAATATCGGTAAAAGAAATTGGTTTTTCAAGTATCTCAGGAAATAATTTTACTAAAGTTTTTTCCCCCAAATAGTAGATTCCGTCAATATTGTCTGATTTATCACCGGATAATATCTTAAAAGTCTTAACATTATAGTGTGGGAACTCGTAATCATAAATTTTAATTTTATCCCCAAACTTATAGTATTTCCTTGTTGATGGTGAATATATTGTTACGTTTTCAGAAATTAATTGGGTTAAATCTTTATCGGATGAAAAAATTGTTTTTTGTTCATTTGTGGAAATTTGACAATAATAAGCCATTAAATCATCGGCCTCATTTTTTTCAACATTTATTTGTCTAACAAATGTTTCTTCTAAATATTGTTTGATTCTTTCTTTTTGATAATTTGAAGATTCTTCCTTAAATGGATTATCTGAATCTCGTCTGTTTTCTTTATACTGGGGATATAAGGTTTTTCTTGCAATTGAGTTTTCATTTCCGTCCCAAAACACAACCACCTTATCGAAATTACTTTCCTCAATAAACTTTCTTAGAGTGTTCACGAAGTGCCAGATTGCTCCAATATGTCTACCATTATGGTAATAATCCTTTACTCCGTGAAATCCAATTTTAAATAGGTTGTTTCCGTCAACCAATAATGTTTTAATCACTTTTTATTTTTTAGTCTTCCAAACTATCCACCATTTCCTCATCCAATAAAATCTCACCAGTGCCTGAAAGAACCGCATTCCAATAACTTGAGTATTGTTTTTTATATTCTTCCAAAGCCTCTTTAGTATCTGAGATATAACCTTGTGGTACCGCAATGATTTTACCATCATTATACCCTAAACCATTTACGTGATTTTTAATAATTGATATTTTGGTTCTAATAGCATATCTAACAGTTCTACCGTTTTTAGTTGCGGTAATGTGGTTAATACCCGCTTTCTTCTGATTTCCAAATAGGAATACTAATGAGGACGCTAACCATAATGCTTCTCCACCTTTTGCCTTAATTTCAGGTTGTCCAAATGGATTATCAGGTAAATCAACCCAAGGTTGATTAACTACTACCATAGTGTTATAATATGGATAATCTTCTTTTTTTGATTTCGAAATTCTTGAATGAACTCCCATACCAATTCTATCGGCTAAAGCAGATGCGTTGTGCATTTTCCCACCCTTACCTTCAAATGTCATTTTGCAAGGAATTGAGCCAACTGAGTCCCATAAGAATAATAAACTATATGGTAAGTCTCCTTTTTCTTGAGTATCCAATACTTCGTTAATGAAATCGGTTGCCTGTTCAATATAATCAAAACTATCGTTAAAAATAAAATCCCCATCCCACTCTCCTTGTTCATTTTGTTCTGCCTTTAAACCAAGTTCAACCGCGTGAGACCAACTCCATTTTTTTTCCGTAATTATGAATACAGGTAGATGTCCTTTCTTTTGAGCGTCGACACCTGCCAAAATCATTGCGGTTGTCTTGCTACTATTAGAATGACCTAAGAACATATTAATACCTCCCATAATAGGGCCTGGTAACCCGCAAGCCCCCATAAAAGCGTCTCCACAACTATAATAACTTTCAGGTTTATATTTAGTTTTAGTAGAGAATTTAGATTTTATGGAATCTAATGTAATTTCTTTCTTTTTAATTGCCATATTAATTGCCATAATTTATTTTTTTAACATTTTATAATAATCATCGTTAAATTTAGGGAATAAGTCAACTTCACCCTCGTTTTTTTCAACTAATTTATCCACCCATTTTTCCATCTTATCTTTAGTAATACTTCCCATACCTGAAACGTGGTATGTTGACATCCCCCATCTATATATCATTGTCGGGGATTTATTTGAGTTGTGTATTTTAGCATTAAAATTAAAAGTTATATCGGTATCTTCTCCAAAACTTTTATCTCCAAAATTAATTCTATTTAAATATTTTTTACTATAAACATTACCGGTATTTACATTTCCATTAATACTTAAAAATTTATTATTTTCAAAATAATAATGTTTTTTATTTCGATAGATTTCATAATTGGGGTTATCATTAATTTGTTGTTCTACTAAACTTAAAGCGTTAGGCGCTAACAAATCGTCATCATCTAATCTATAGATGTATTCGTGTTTACATTGTTTAAAACCCCATTCTAATTTAACAGAAATACTACTAAATCTTTCTGTTAAATTAAAAATTTTTATATTTGGGTGATTTAAATTATAAGTAACATTAATCTCATCATTTATAATGACCATCTCACTTTTATTATGATTTTGTTGTAAAAAAGAATATATTGACTCTTCTAACAACTTTTTCCTACCATAAGTTAAAGTTAGAACCGATATCATTAATTATACTTATAAAATTCTTTAATTGTTTCTAATTTGTCTTTTGCATTTGCAATCTTTTCAATAAGTTTATCCATTTCTTCAATGTGTTGTGGATGTTCTCCAATTCCAACAGGCGAATGGAAATAAACTAATAATGATGCTTCGGCCTCTAAAGCTTGTGAATTGTATTTGGCACACAAAGCCTCATACATTTTTTCTGTAATTTTGTTTTCTTTGTTCATAAGTTAAATGTAATAAAGCGTGGACAGATTGTCCACGCCAAGATTAATAAATGTTAGAATGGCATGTCAGAATCTGGTTCGGAGTCTTCTTGTGGGTCTTTTTTAGATTTCTTACTACCCATATCGATAGTTTCTTCGTGAGAATTACTATACATATACTTACCCGCATCTGAATCCCAACGTGGAGTTTCTCCTCTTGCAATTGCTTCAAGATATTCTTCAGGT